TCTTACGAGATCGTTTGATAGCTGGACAAACCCGCCCCTAGCTACCCGTTTATAGACTGTTTGATTCTTTCTCATAGCAATAAATAAAATTGCCGCTCAAATGACGGGGCGTGGGATGATTGAGAACCCGACAATGAAACAAGCAAGTTACTCCCTCACCCCGCCACTTGAACGGCAGATTAATATTTTTTGCTAAGGCTTGTTTCATATTGAATCGTCTGGGTTCTCACATCAGACTTGCGTAACTTCTCACAAATGGTCAGACATCACAAGCGTAAAAATGTTCAAAAGATCTTATTAAAGAAAAACCCGCTTTCCTTAAATAAGCCCAATTCCTATTAAAGGAAAAAAATATTGAACAAACCGCGAAACCTAGTGTCTATTGATCTATGACTAATGGCGGGATCATTGAGGGGAACACTGAGAATTCGGGGTTCAGCGACCTGAGTCCCGCCACCTCTTTTCCGAACGGTTCGATGCGTGTCTTTCATGGCGCGGGCACAACCGATGAGGAAAACAATGCTGGGCGGTGGACTAACATTCCAGACGGGGATTACCTGTTTGGCGGATCGGGGGCCACGTTACGGGCCGTATCACTCCGAAAACCCGCCATCGAAAAGGAGGCGCGTCTCCGTACCCAGCTTAACTTATCTTTTGGGAGCGGGGCGGGTCTGAATAATCAGGGTAGTCTATGGAGGAATTAAGGGGCTTCCATAGATGGATGCGCCACCTCGCTCCCGAATCTTTCTTATGAAAAAATACCTAATGCTACTAGCAGTCGGGGCCAGCGTGAGCTATGGCCAGCAATTCAACGGAACTGTCTTTGATTTGGATTCGGGCCGCATCCAAGTCATTCGCGGTGAGGTGGAGCAACCTTACCAGCCCTACCAACCCCAGATTGACGCCTATCGCCGCATCATTGCCGACACACAAGCTTCGATTGATCGTATGAGGGCGGAGTCGGAGGCGCGGGCGCAGTTGCGTGAGTTGCGCGAGCAAACGGAACTTCTACGGAAGATTGCCAATGAGTAACTATCTCAACGTCAATATCCCCGTTTTCTTTGCCTTTTTGGACACGGGGTTTCTCTACGACATCAAACCCAACGTGGACAACGAACGCATTGTTGTAGAGGTGTTCAACTTCACTTCTATTCCCCAGCGTTGCGGACTATTCAGCGTGATGACCGAGTACGGAAGCCAGCATGCAAGGGTTCCGATTCACTACCTCCATACCGAAGAGGTTGGGGGAACCAACTATCCCTTGGACTGGATACAACTCTGGGATAGCATGAGCTACTACTGTTCTGCTGGTATCATTGACTACTGCAAGAATCGGGCGGCTAATATCATGCTCAAAGACCGCACCCTCCATAAAGCCCAGTATATGTTTACCCTAGATTGGTGTTTAGGCCCCCAGTATCAAAGTGGCTATGGGGAGGCGGCAGCAGGCCACAAGTGTGGTCATGTGTTTGCAGGAGAGGATGGTCAGTTTTTTATTCAGCCCAACAACCGAGTATTGTGGATGGATGGGGGATCGTTTATTGCCAAGAAGTTTGACAAAAAGCCCGACTGGAAAGTGTTTAGTCAGGAGTTTAGCTGTGAGTCCACAGGAAGCCGCTGGGTCAGTGAAAGCGAGGAGGAACTATGGTTTTACGATTTCAAAGAGCAGGGATAGGATTAGCACTACTTATTGCAAGTGGTTGCGCTTCTTATCCGCGACCCTATCCTTGGAATTTCCCCCCAGAGGAGGAATGGAACGCCCCGCTAGAGACTAGCTGGCTTAATCTTGTTGATAACTGGCGAAATCTGACAGCCCCGCGCAATAAAGTGTGGAATCCGCTTATTCGTGAGTATGAGCCTGACTTTGGCTCGGAGATTGAACTTCTGAAGGCTCTTCCGCCAGATACTGAGGAACATGAACTGTATCAATAATCCAGCCCTGCTTGCGGGCTTCTCTGCCATTCTGGTGGATAAAGTCATGGCAGGCTCGACAACGGGCGCATGACCATCCAGCCAAACAACCACCTGACGTTTGTTGACTCGTCGTTCGTGATCAATACTCAGCAGTTGCCGAAGCTCTTGCTGCATGAAGTCGTTTACCAAACGGACGAGAAGCAGAATTACCGCTATGACTTCTGACGCCGAAAAGCAAGCACCACCATCCCCGAAGGCGTGAACAACTACAGAAAGGTTCTAAAGAAAATCAAATAAAATACATCAATGAAAACCCAAACCGTAACAACAACAGAAGAATGGCTGATCACATACACCAAAGGTGGAAAGCCCCATGAGCAGCTATTCGACATCGAAGCTGAAGCCAACGAAGCGTTTAACGCGCTGCTCCCCAGACACTCCAGAACCGTGGTGCTCTACAACATCACCACGCAAACAACCAAGACCCTGCAAAGGAGATACTGATGAACACCTGCCCGAAATGCGGTTCGCCGCAAGAATCACCAGAACTGGACGGAACCACAGCGCGTATTTGGTTTACCTGCGGGAGCTACGGCTACGCAGACGAACCAGAACAACTCGTCTACAGGTCAGACAAATGCCTCGTCAGAGAGGAAATTAACACCCTGCAGCGCAAGGTCGAGGAACTGCAGATCGAGTTGGATTTCGCCAACGAAGCCATCGATCAGCGGGAGCGTTCTCGCAAAGAGACCGAAACACGACTTTGCGAGATCCAAGCTGCACAGGATTATTGGCATAGCAAATGGAAAGATGCGTGTGAAAACGCCAGAATTAAACACAAACAAGTTTGTGAACTAAAGCGGGAGCGAAACAGGCTTATCGACGACCTCCAAGCCTCCACGATCCACAGTTGCGGGGACTCCTGCAGTCGCCCCATGTGTGTGTTGCGGAGGGAGAGGGATGCTTACAAGGAGGCGTTGCAGATGTGTGTTTTTTGGGCTGAATCCATCAGCCGTAGAGTCACCGAGGACAGAGACAGCATAAATTGGACGGGACTGCAGATAGCTCGCAAGGCTCTGGCAGACATCCAAAAGGAGGCGAAATGACCAGCGCAGAAATCAACATCGCCATCGCGCAAGCGTGTGGGTGGACGGAGGATCGTTTATTGCCAAGCAATTCCCTCAGAAACCTGACTGGAAGGTATTTAGCCAAGAATTTAGCTGCGAGCATACAGGCAGCAGATGGGTTAGTGAAAGCGAGGAGGAACTATGGTTTTACGACTTCAAAGAACAGGGATAGTAATCGCACTACTTATCAATATCGGTTGTGTTTCTTATCCACGGCCTTACCCGTGGAACTTCCCCCCAGAGGAAGAGTGGAACGCTCCGCTGGAGACAAGCTGGGTTAATGCCGTGGACGCTTTCCGCAACTGGACAGCCCCGAAGGGAAGGGTCTGGAATCCGCTTATTCGGGAGTATGAGCCTGACTTTGGTCGGGATCTTGAGGAACATGAATTGTATCAATGATCCAGCCTTGCTTGCGGGATTCTCGGCCATTGGCATGAATAAAATCGTGGCAAGCTCGACAAAGCGCGGCAAAAAGACTGTAGTCGCAAAGATAGCGACCAACCCTGCCAGCCTTATGATGGATGTCCTGACTCTTCGTCTTCTTGCATTTCTCGCAGACGGGATGAAGTGCCAAGTAGGCTTTCTTCACTTTTGCATACTCCTTGTATTCACGCTGGCGCTTGGGGGATGCGTACCGCAACCTTCCGCTGCGTTTGAGGCCATTCGACCTTTTGAGTGGAGTTTTTGAACGAAGTGGAGTTTTTCTTGTCATACCTACTATGATCACTTGGAACGATTACAACAATACAAAGCCCGATACTGAGGGAATCTACCTTATTAAAAACGACGAGTCAAACCCTCCATTGAGGTGGGCCTGTCACTACCATCCTCACCATGGATGGAGTGGTATTGGACATATACTTGAGCGTGTGATTAAGTATTGGAGTCCATGGCCCGATTCAAAGTAGTATTAACCGTCATCAATGAAGACTCCGTCTCCCCATTCGTGGTTGGCCCACGATTCCGTCGAGGAACCCCCATGCCAATGGAAGCGTTGTTCGCTGAACGTAATGGCTACTGGTTCGACCCCGCCACCGAAATCGACATGGCCACTACATGCGCTGAACAGTTTACCAAATACATCAACCAAGCAGAAGCAAAGAAAAGGAAAAACAAATGAATAAGTTTTTAGTGTGCTATGGAGAGAAAGTGGTGGAACTCCACAACCACAACCTGTCCAAAGACGAAGCCAAGCATGTGGCCAATGCCCTTATAGTCAAGGGCTACAAGAACGTCCGCGTCCGCATGGAAGACCCCACCCATCCGACTTGGCCACTCCATTTCGATGACGAGGAGAAGACATGAACATTGTCTTTGCCTACCACAACGGAGATGCGGAGTTGGCTTTGCTATCTGCTAAAGCTATCACCTCTTTTGGCATAAACATGCGACATAAAGCCACCGTATGTGCCACGAACGATAGCGCCCTACTATTCGATATTATCGAAGAGTTGAAGAAAAGCTTTCCCGAAGTCGGCAGAATCATCGCCCAAGACGGGTTCAATGGTTGGCCTCTTGGCCCCAACCAGATGTTCAGTGATGCGGCGGCACAATGCTACTCCGTCAACGAGCCTTGGATGTTCTGGGAGCCCGATTGTGTCCCCATGAAACAAGGCTGGGCTGATGACCTTGAGGCCGAATTCCGCAAAGAACCCGCCATCCTTGGCCACCAATACGAAGGGGGCATGGCCACCAATGGGAAGAATATCTACAAAATGATTGTGGGTAGTGCCATCTATCCACCCAATTTCTTGGACTTCTGCCCATCGGCCCGAAGCCTCGACAACTACAATTTGGCCTACCGCTCTGCTGGATCTATTCCAGAGCCTTGGGACGTTCGTTGTCGCTGGAACTTCATGGCCATTGGTCGGGACTGCCCTCTCATGCGAACCTACTGGAGGAGTGTGAACTACCAATGGAAGGATGGGAAGATTGTCTTCTTTGCCGAAGACCCCGAATCCCAAGCCATTCAAGGAGTCACCTGTCCCGATAGAGTTATCTCCAGTAAAGCTGTGGTTATCCACGGATGCAAAGACGGATCTCTCCACAAGATGGCTATTGCGGGATTTCCAATGCCCGAAGATAAACCTGTAATGCCGTCAGATTCCACGGGATTAGATATCCCATCGAATTCCATGGGATTAGAAAGTATACCCGATCAGGAACAGGCTTTTTCCAATGTCTCTGTAGGAGACGAAATTGAGATTGTTCATATACCCGTTCGGGAACCCGACATATCATTGCAGGAAGTGACACAAAATGTAGACACTTGTTTGCAAGGTACTACGGTTTGCAACAAAACATCAGAAGAGGCGAATTACGCCCCATATCCCATCCAAGTCTTGTGCGAGGCTGTAGGTATAACCACAAGGGAAAAAAAAATGCGGGCAATCAAACAAGATCCGCCTAAAAAGAAGAAAAAACGCATGCTTTCTTCAGAGGAACGCCAACGCCGCAGCGAGGCCATGAAGGCGATTCTCGCAAGAAAGGCTGAACGAAAAGCCCAAGGTGTTGTCTAACCCTTCGTGAACAACGAATCCATCTTCGACCAATCGTCGGAAAGCGCCGTTCTTTCCTGTTTCCTCCACGCACAACTTGATGAGCAAAGAGAGATGCTATCCACCCTCAGAGAGGATCACTTCCATCTCTACGAGCATAAGCTGATATTCCAGTCGTTCCTTCGTGTGGTTGGTAAATCCATCCATGCCGACTACATCTCCATCAAGAGTGATCTGGATGGCAACGCAACCTTAGAAGATGCTGGGGGAGACAAGACTCTTGCAGACATAGCCTCCTATTGCCAGTCCTCCCACAATTGGAGGCGCTATTTCCCCCAGCTTGAGGAAGCTCGCTATCGCCGTTCCCTTGAGATGTTGGGCGGTGATATTGTCCACAAGGCCCGTGACCGCGAGCTAAAGCTGGAAGAACTCAAGAACTGGTCGGAGACCAGCATTATGCGGGCTGACTACCTGATCGACAACACCGAGAAACTGTCGATTAAGAGCGTAGTAGACCGCGCCCTAGACAACATCGAATCCACAATGCGCGGTGAGCCCAAGATTGGCATACGCACAGGCTTGGTACCAGTGGACGATCTCCTAATGTTCGGCATGCGAGGAGGAGACATGATTGTTCTCGCGGCCAGACCCGCAGTCGGCAAGACCAGTGCTGCTATGCAGATTGCCGAGCATGTTGCCTTGGATGCCCAGAAGCGAGTCCTTATTTTCTCACTTGAGATGACCAGTGTCAGTCTGATGGAGAGAATGATTCGGAGTCGGGCTCGCGTGCGAGCAGCCGACATTCTCGCTCAGTCCATTACGAAGTTTCAGCGCGAGAGCTTATCAAACGCCTACGCCGAAGTGCGCGATAGCCACATTCTTTGCGACGACACTTCTGGTAAGTCTATCGGTTACATCAAGGCCGTGGCTCGCCGCGCCCACCAGAAGGAACCGTTGGATTTGATCATTATCGACTACCTCCAGTTGTTGCGCGGGGACAGCAAGCGAAGCAAGGACAACCGCGTTAACGAAGTCGAAGAGATCAGTGGTGGCATTAAGGAACTGGCCAAGACGTTGCGCGTACCAGTTTTGGTACTAGCCCAGTTGAATCGCGATCCCGAAAAACGCGGAGGCAGACCAAGTCTCTCAGACCTCAAGGGGTCTGGTGCTATCGAACAGGATAGTGATATGGTGGTAATCCTCCATTGTGATGAGGAGGACGCCAAGAACCATTCTCAAATGCCGACAGTCGAATTCATTGTGGCCAAGAACCGCGAGGGAGCTACTGGCATTGCTCCGATGAGCTTTAACAAGGCGATTACTCGCTTTGAGATTTCTTCCAGCAATGGTCGGGAAAGCTGAGATGGGCGTCTTGCTGAACATCCAGAGGCAGATGAACACTCACGGCATTGAAGCACCCACAGACCCCACAAGCCTTTAGCTGGTTGTCATAGCTGGTCTTTCGGGCTCCCGCGATGGCTGGAAGCATTCCTGCAATTCCCTTGCACCCCCAACATCCAGAGGTGGAAATTTGATGCGGACATGCCGCACAGATTTTGGCTCTACGCTCTGCCTCCTCTTGATCTACCAATTGAAATTTAGATTGGGTGGCAAAGTTATACATTGCCCTGACCCAGCGGACAATTTCTCCGAAGCCCAAGGTCTGCTTAACGCTAGAACAAGGAACACAGTTGCTAGACCCCGCCAAACGCTCACAAAGGGCATTCTCTATTTGGGAAATGAGATCGGTGGGAGGCACCAAACCCCGCTCCAAAATCTTCTTCTCGCAGTTCTTAACCATGTCCCCAAAGTCCCCACCATGGATAGCCTCTCCCGTCACGGGGCACTTAATCCACCAGCCCTGTGGAGGAACGTCAGTTTTGCGGGGATAACAGAATCTAAGACTACTCATTGACTACCAATTCGGCCTCGTAGGTGTTGTTGTCTGGGATCTTCAACGATTCCAGTTTGGTGGCGATATTGATCTGAACCGCGTTTTGCTGGTTGTTGCCTTCGCTAAAGTTGATAGATGCGGCTTCGGCCAGTTGCTTGATATTTCGCATCATGCCCAGAGCCTCCATGCCATCTAGGTCTTGCGCGGCATCGGCAGCCTTAACCAACACTTTACCAGTCAAAAACTTAATAGATTTCTTCATGGTCTCAATGGAGGCCGTGATATCGGAGAGCAGGGTGGGAACATCAGAATCCTCCCAAGGTGCGGGGTTTTGGTCGTTGGCCAGCCTTTCTCGGCATGCCACCCAGCGTTGAGTTTCCTTCCAAAGATTGATTGTGGACACGCTAACCCCGATTTCCGAAGCAATATCAGGAACGTTGCGCCCAGAGCAGAATAGCGAAAATGCCTTGATGCATTGCATCCGCTTTTCTTTTTCCATCTCCTCCATCTTTGGCGGAGCGGGAACCAGTTGATTGGGGCGCTCCACCTCCCAAGGATAGAGGTTTTCTTGTTCGGGGCTAGACCGCCAGATTTCGGCATGCTTTTCCCACTTCTCGCTATGGACAAACTTCGATAGCTGGGGAGGGGAGGTAAAACCAAGCTCGGTCATAATTGCCTTGGTCCCTCGGCCCGCGACATAAAGTCGGAAGGCATTTTGTTTTTTGATTCGGTTTTCTGGTAAGTCCCAGTCGATCTTGTTCTTGCGCTGTCCAGCCATCCCGATTAGTTTAGTAGAAATTTCTCAGATGGCAACAGAAGATCAGGGGATAGAAAAATACGGGCGGTTATGGCTATCCAAGGATGGGCAGGCGATTACACCTCTGCGTATCGAAATGGATGCTTTTCTTATGGGGTTAACACCTGAAGAGGGGGGGCTCGGCAAAGCCCGCCACTACCGAAATATCGTCTCAGCCATCTGGCCCACCTTCCAGTGGCATAAATGGGCGGAGTTAGCCGCCCAAGCCTTCTGCGCTTCAGTCCACGAAGAAGACGAGGCCTCTGGCAACAAGTTTATGCGTAGCGTCACGGGGCTGGCTGGGGGCACCGACTCAGGAAAGTCCTACGGCATGGCGGCGTTTGCATTGGTCAACTGGTTCTGCGACCCGATCAATACGATGTGCATTGTGGTCTCTACAAGCAAGATCGACGCCAAGCAGCGTATCTGGGCGGCACTGGTCAAGATGTATCGCGAAGCCCGAAACCTCGGAATCGCATCAGGCCGACTCATCGAATCCATGGATATCATCAAGCTATCCGAAGAAGAGGGAGCCATTATCGATCCCCTAACAGGGGTGAGCGATGCCTCCTCCATCATGCTTTTGGCGGCTGGTGACGAATACAAAGATGACGCCCAAAAACGACTTCAGGGTAAGAAGAATCGTCGTATTGTGTTGATTATAGACGAGTTACAGGACTGTTCGGCTTCTGTGATTAACGAAGCAATCTGGGGATTTAAGGGCGCACAAGAACTCTATGTGGTGGGAGCAGGCAACCCCGCATCCATATTCGACCCCCACGGAAAATTCTGCGAACCTATCAAGGGATGGATGAGTGTGGATGAGGATACCCCGAATTGGAAAATACGGGTGGCTGGTATTGAGGGGATATGCATCCGTTTTGACTCCGAAAAGGACAACCCCAACCAACAGGCTTTTGAACAGGGGAAGGGACTTCGCTACCCGTTTCTACCAAAACCAAATGATGTAGCTTTGGCTAAAAAGGAACTGGGAGAACTCAATCCCCAGTTCTGGCGCAAGTTCAGGGGCTTCTGGCCACCCGCAGACGCCGATGATTCCACGATTGTCTCGGATATACTTCTGGCTCGCCATGGGGCTCTGGATAAACCCATCTGGGACGGAACCCCGAAAGATATAGCAGGAGTTGATCCTAGCTACACAGAAGGCGGTGACCGCTTTGTCTTTACCCATCTTAAATATGGTAGGCTAATCTCAGGAAAATGGGCGATAGCCGTAGAGAAACAATATGTCCTCAACCGAAGGGCGGGGTCTCAAGAAGATTTCCAATACGAAATGATCCAACAGATTAGCGACCTATCTATCAAGTTGGGAATCCCGAACCAATGGATAGGGGTAGACGCCTCGGCTGGTGGTATCTTTTGGTCTATCGGAGAGAGGGAGCTTCTCAAGGGCTGGCATGCGGTGAGTTTTGCTGGAGCGGCCTCAGATCTTCCTGTATCGGCTCAATATGCCATGAGAAACGAAGTGACTGGAAAACCCCAAGTCGGCAAGGAACTCTTCCACAACATGGCTAGTGAACTATGTTTCGCCGCCCGCTACTTCTTGGAATGCGAGCAACTCAAGGGAATCGCCCCCGATCTGGCGTGGGAGATGACCCAAAGGAAGTATGCCCGTAGGACGCGGAAGATTATCATCGAATCCAAGACCGACATGAAAAGGCGGATCGGAAAGTCCCCCGACTTATTCGACTCGTTCGCCGTGGGACTGTTCGTCGCCCGCAAAGTATTCGGGGCCATGGCGGGATCGGAGGCAATAGAAGAAAAGAAACGAGTCAACAAAGAGACCTTCAAGAAACTCAAACAAGCCTTGACTTTGCGAAGGCAATGGTAGACTCTACGCTGGATTTTTTCTATGGCCGAACTACCGATTGCTATTGCCGATATTTGTATCTTTCAGGGGGCAACCTTTGACCAGACTCTGTTTTATGAAACGGGAGAGCCGTCAACACCTGTTAATCTTGCGGGATTTACGGCCAAGATGCACATCCGCTCAAAGCCCGAATCCAAAGCACTAATTCTTGAGTTGTCCACGGCAGTTGGCAATGGTAGGATCACTCTTAACTATGGATCTCAAAATGGGGCTATTCGACTATTTATTTCGGCTGCTGACACGGCGCAACTCTCGGTCTGTGACAAGGCCGTATATGACCTTGAGCTATACGACGGGTCCGTCACAACCCGAATCCTGCAAGGCAATGTTATCATTTCACCAGAGGTAACCCGATGAGCAAGATCTGTATTCCCATTCCAAGTTCTAGTGTTATTGGAGTTAGCTCAACCCCTATTCAAACCCCCAGCGTCAACATACTTCGGGTAGAGCCAGCCATTACGGGGCTGATTGGCGGCGGTTCTTCCAACTTGGATGGGGTTGTCACTGCTTCTGGGAGCTATGCTGTCGGAATTTGCATCTTTTTGGTTATTAATGGAATTCCAGCAATTTATCAATTGGTCAGTGGTAGCAACGCCGAAAGCTCTCCATCAGTAATACGCCCCAATGATTTTGATGAAATGACCAATGCCAAGGTTTGGATTCAACGAATGTAACCTAATGAAAAACTTAATTTCCATAATTATCTCTGGGGCCTTAATTGTTTCGGGCTACGCGCAAACACGCAATGTGTTGGTGGGAACCAACGGTGCGGTGGTTCAACCGACCAATTTTTGGAGCGCCGATGCCTCCAATGCCCGCGTAGGCTTGGGTGTTGGAGCAACAAATAATGTTACTTTTAATAGAGTTCTTGCTACTACAACTGGAAGCCTCGCCAATCCTGCCGTTCAAGTTGGAACCAATACTAATGGTTTAGCTGCTTTTAATGGTTTTTTATGGTTGGTCAATAGAGGAGTTGCAGCCATAACTATTGATACTAGTAATTCATATTTTCTTGGCAATGTGTCGTTTGCAGATCCTACAACGACTAGAACCAATCTTGGCCTTTCTTGGTCTGGATTAACAAATGCTGATGCGTCTTCTTTTAGGACTGCTTTAGGATTGGGAACAGCGGCGACAAATCCCGCATCTGCATTTCAACCTTCTTCAACGGTTCTTAGCAATCTTGCCTCCAGCAATGGGGCAAGCCTAACTAATCTTCAGGCTACAAATCTTGTAGGAATCATTCCTTCATCCAATATTGCCACGGTTAATTTTTCCAATTTGTCTGGCACACTTAGTATTGCTTCGGGCGGAACAGGAGCCACCAATGCAGCAAATGCTCGACAAAATCTCGGATCTACTACAGTGGGTGATGCGGTATTTATCGCCACAAACACATCGGTCGCCAGAACTGCCATCGGGCTTGGGGTAACAAATGTTGTTAGATTTGAAAGTATTCAATTATACCAAGACGGAGAAACAACAAACTCCATAACTTATGGGGCTGACTCGTTATTTTTTAACCAAAATGGTGTTGAATTTTTTTCGCTTGATGGCGCGGCAGGCGGCACAATTATTTTTAGAAAGCCTATACTTTTTTTAGGCACCAATGCCTCATCCAATGCGGCAGTAAGCAGAACCAATCTGGGATTAGGCTGGTCTGCGCTTACGAATACAAATGCCACAAACTTCCGTAATGCCATCGGGCTTGGAGCCACTAATAGCGTGACATTTGAAACGGTAAATTTGGGGGGTCTTTATTTAAGCGAGTCCGTAATAAGATGGGGAACTAATGACATAATCGAGCCAGAAGCAAGAATATTTTTTGGAGAATGGACATTTGATTCTGGCGCAATTCAGATTGGGGGCGCAACAAGTCGCCCATTGTATCAGGCTCAAACTCGCACCAACCTTGGACTCCCTTGGACTGGGCTAACCAACAGCAACGCCACAACATTTCAAGCGGCACTCTTTGGTTCTAACACCAATCCAGTTTTGGTAAACACCAATGGAGAGGTGGTAAGCCCGACCAACTTCTGGCAAGCGGCCCCGATTACAACGACATTTATTGAGTCCCAGCCGAATACTAACTTCACAACCAACATCACCCCAGCCCGATTCCTCCATGTCCACAGTCTGGCCACCAACATTGCAAATGTAACAAACACTATTGTCCTCCCGACTAACACGTTAACATTTGAAGGAGATGTGGCCATTGTTGTGCACAAGGGGCCAACCAATTCCATGACAAGGGTTCAGCGGTCGGGATCGACCAATAACCTGATCACATTGACCCGTTTTGACGAGGCGGTGCAGTTTGTTTACTACAATGATGTGTGGCAATTCGACCACAATGTCGCATTTGTTGAACCCATCTACTTCTCTGGAACCAACACCGCAGCCAATGCGGCGGCAAGCAGAACGAATTTGGGTTTGGGGGCTACAAATCTTGTAAATTTTGCAAGGTTAGAACTTACTGATACTACAACTAATGCTAATCTGTGGTTTATAGACGGAGGGGAAATTAATGGAGATGGCGATCTTTTTATTGGTGCTGGGGCAATAATTTTTACGTCTCCTATAGAATTTAACAATGCGACAAACATGGCGCAAACACGCACGAATCTTGGCCTCCCGCTCCCAGCCCTCACCAACACCAACAATGCCAATTTTCGCAATGCCATAGAACTCGGAGCCACTAACAACGTCTCCTTCTCCAATGTCACGGCATCTGGAACTCTGACAGCTACTGGCACTGTGACGGCAACCACCAATCTTGTGGTTAATGGGTTTGTAGACTTCTCCACCAACCACACCAACTCAAACCCCGCAACCAACAACCAGATCAATGACTTCATTGAGATTCGTGTTGGAACCAATCAATTCTGGCTACCAGTTTATAAATGACCAACTACTGGAGACTTGAAAGAGATATTGAAATCGTCCAAGGAAAAACTTGGACGGCGAAGTTCCGTTATCTGACCAAGTCTTGTAAGGGGAAGTCTAATGTCCCAGTCAATCTTTCTGGCTACGGGGCCAACATGGTTATTAGGGAGTGTGCCAAGGATAGTGCTACTTTGCTCACACTGACCTCTGGAGGCGGGATTACATTGGGCGGGAGTGCGGGCACCATCGAAATCGAAATCACCGCCACACAGGCCGCAAACCTAACAGCAGGCGACAACGTCTACGAAATCGAACTCTACCAAGGCTACACCTATATTGCATTTGCCACGGGTAAGGCCAAAGTCTATCAGGAGATTGCCCGATGAGCCAAGAGGTCATTGAGATCACAGAGAGGGAGATTGAGATCATTGAGGTGGTGGAGAAGGGGCCAGCAGGCCCAGTCGGCCCGCAAGCCAACATTAATTATACAGTAGTCTCTAGTCCTCAGACGCTCTCTAATTCCCAAAATATAGCAGCCGATACTTCGGGCGGTAGCTTTACGCTTACCTTGCCAGCAAACCCGAATGCAGGCGACTCCATTGATATCTTCGACTACTCGGAGACCTTCGACACCAATCCTCTGACCATCGCCCGAAACGGACAAAGAATCGAAAGTCTGGAAGAAAATCTCATCTGCAATGTCGAGGGAGCCTACTTCACGATGATCTACACAGGATCTACCCGTGGATGGCAAATCCTTCCTCGCTATGGCACCTCTGGAGGTGGAGGAGAATCTATCCTAACGAATCAAGGTGATACCCTCTATCGCGGGGCGCTAGTCAACGAACGCCTGCCTATCGGCACAGCGGGACAGATCCTCAAAGTAAACAGCACTTCCACCGCACCAGAATGGGGGGCAGCGCCCGCGACTGGCGTAACCAGCGTCACGGGAACCGCCCCTATCGCTTCTTCTGGTGGGGCAACCCCCGCAATCAGCATCAGCGCGGCCACTACTTCGGCGGCTGGTAGCATGAGCAGTGCGGATAAAACGAAGCTGGACGGGATCGCAGCCAACGCCAACAACTACACCCACCCCAACCACAGCGGCGATGTAACTAGTAGCGGAGACGGCGCGACCACGATAGCCAATGATGCCGTCACCAACGCCAAGCTGGCAAACATGGCGACTGCTACAATCAAAGGGCGGGCCACCGCCTCCACGGGCGATCCAGAAGACCTAAGTGCCAGTAGTGTAAGGACGCTCCTAAATACAGACCAAGTCAGTGACGCCCGAACGCCGACTTCCCACACCCACGGCAACATTACAAATTCGGGAGCAGTCGGCACCACCGCCAACCTCCCGCTCAAAACAGGCACCAACGGCGTAGTCGAGGCGGGTTCTTTCGGCACGGCGGCAGGGAGCTTTTGCGAGGGGAACGATGCGCGGTTGAGCGATGCGAGGACACCGAGTTCAACACTGGCTCATGCGGCCAGCCATGCGGCGGGCGTCAAGGCCAGTTCCAGAGTCCTAGTCGCAGGGGTGTCCACGCCCGTTCTTGTTCGCGCAAACGCCGCTGGAACCGCAGGCAACAGCATCACGCTTTCCTTCAACGGCGTCCGTGCCAATTTTACGGGGCAAGTGGCGGGCATGACCAACAATGTCACCATCCGTGCGCTCTATGGCGGGTCTGGCTATAATGGCACCAGCTTATCCTTTGACGGATCAAATTCCATTCAAGATGCCATCAATGATAATGGTCAGACCGAACTTGTAAGCGGAAACGGAGGGCAAATTCCCGATGACGGAGAGTCCATCACGCTTGCTGGCGGAAGCGGAGACACCATAAACGCACGTCTCTCTGCGTGGAACTCGGCCAATCCCTCCAATCAAGCTACTTTGATTTGGGGCGATGGGTCGCAAATTCCCGATGACGGAGAGTCCATCACGCTTTCGGGCGGGGTTGCGGGCGGATCAGACCCAATTCCGTCTTTTTCTCAACTCGCTGTTAATGATGGCAATGGTGTTTCATTAGTTTCGCTAAACGGCGCATCAAGCGACATCATTGAATTTGAATCACAAGAGCTAACATTTCAACATACTGGCGGCAATGGCACTCCCTACATTTCCGTTACGGACGAAAGCAACAATGAGGCGCTGCTTGGTCTTCGCGACGGCGAAATGTTTTTGCAAGGCAGCAACCCCAATGTCCGCATTGAGCAAAATGGTGGCAATCTTGCCAACATCCTTATGGCAAGCGCCAAACTTCAGTCGGGGGCGTTTTTTGCGACTATTACGCCTGCTGACGAGGAACTTACCGATAACGTAACCCTCACGATCCCCGACCAGTCGGGAACTCTCGCAGTCGTTACAGACATCCCAGACTTCGCCGCCCCGCCCGCCATCGGTAACACCACGCCCGCCGCAGGAACCTTCACCACGCTCACCGCGAACAACGACACCGAAGTCACAGACTCAACCAAAGGACTTGTTTTGAAATCACCAAACAACACCCGCTGGCGGATCACCATTAATGACGATGGCACACTTTCCCGAGTTGCCTTGGCTATAATGACACTGCTTGCTTTTGCCGCAAGCGGTATGGCCCAAGTCCGCGACATGGTAACGGATACCAATGGCAACATCGTTACAGGGCGCACCAACGAACTGACCTTTACGAACAACCTTCGCTTCGCGCCTTTGACCAACGCCAACTCGCGCACCGCCTTGATCGGCACCAATGGCGCCCTGTCCGCAGGCAACCCGCCTAGCGGAGCCGCCGCCAATGGTGCGCTGCTCGCCGCAGACGGCGCAGGAAGCTCCTCGTTTGTAGCCAGCCGCACGGTCACCAAATTCACCACCAACGACCAAACCAAAACCAATTGGGGATTCAACGCTGTTACGCAATCAACCAACAACGACCCACAGATGGGATCGTGGGCGCTCGATGCTAACAGTTTTTATCGCATCGAATACGCCGTTGCATGGGTCGCCACGACCAACTCTGGATTCGCCCACGGGTTGGGTTTCACAACCAATCTTTCAGAATTCAACCATCGCAGTGGCGTGGGCCAAGCCGCGAACGCTACGGTGACGGCGATTACTTCTGGCACAAATGCGACAGCAATCGGGCTGGCAAATGTTTCCGCCGCATCCTCTGGAAGCCGATTCGCCGTGGCAGGCTTTGTCTATGTGCTGACCAGCAGCAACGCAAACACCATGAACTACCGCTGGTATCCCATCAACAACTCCGCAGATGCCACAACGCTTATCCAATCGTCAATGCTCTCCGTCACCAAAATGGCTCCCTAAACTTATGAAACATTTCCTTATCCTCATCCTCGCCGCCAGCGCCCACGCGCAACTCCTGCCTGTCACCCCCGCCGAACGCGCCATCGCCGACATCGACCGCGCCGCCGCCACCAGCCGCTACTACGGCGAACTCTACGCGCAAAGCCTCTCCACCCTGCACGCCAAAATCTTCGGCCTTGATGATGTGACACTCAAAGCCGTGCTGGGGAAGCTGGGCCAGCAACAGTCCGAAGAACTGCTCGCCCTTTACACGGCGAGTGCGGAAGGCATCAACCAGATCCTCGCCGCTGGCGGCAGCGGCGTCCGCGCACCCGTCGAGCGCACCCGCGAATGGGTGTGGAGCGGCGAGACTGTTACGATTACGCCTTTGCCCGAACCGATTGTGGAGGAGGATGCCAGTGAGTAATACCGTCACACCCGCACCAGCGGAGGCTTTCGGCCAGCCGCAGGCGACCTTTGCGGAGGCGAGTGGGGAGGCTGTGGCGGGTTTGCAATCAGGTCAAAATCCTGAAACATAATAGTAGCCCCAAATCCCGAAACATAATACAATACATATTTCATGGCCTCCCTCTCTGCATATTACCCATTACCAGTAGTAGCTGGCACCACCGCAGGCACCTATGCGGAAGGGAATGCGTCTAGGATTATCGACGTAACCCATGCTGGGTTAATGTCTCTTATGGGCAGCCAGAGTCTCAAGGCGGGATTTCACTATCGCATCACAGACTTTGTCACGGAATACATGTCCAACGACAGCGAGTGGATCTCCCCGTCAAACACGGCAAACGTTAGCAACAACAATGGCACGGCATTCACGGTAGCTTCCATTGCGGCCACGCCCGAACCTCTTGTTGTGTATGCTTATAGCTCCAGCAATGTTTCCAAGAATGCATATTCCAATCTTTTTCCACAAGACATCATCCACTACGATCCATCGCTGACTTATCTTGATGGAACGAGGGAGGCAAAGGGGTTTATCACTTATAGGAAAGACAATCTTCGTGACATTTCTGCAACCTATGATTGGAGAAACGTAAGGTTTAAAATTTGGAACATTGATCCAACCGCTGGAGCCAACCCCATCCCTCTTTGGCAAAACGGGACAACCTACACTGTTGGACAATACTTAAGAAATGCAACAGGTCAAGTTTTTCAATGTATTGAAACGACAACTACCGAGCCAATTGATATCAGTGACCTTATTAGTAATGGAACGTCAGATTGGCTTCCATTTTGCCATCTTGATCACACCTATACATTTGGTACTGATTTAGCATTTACTGGACCCTCAGTTGGTAGTGTTCCGTCTGGCGGTTTAGGTGGTCGTAATGAGGCTAAATATGTTTCAACATTCTGTAGGGATTTTTCAAATCCGTCCTTAGATACAAGTTCAAACATTAGAGATATTAAAATTGAGTGTTCTCGACCAACGGTTAACTCTGTAACAAGATATAGTGACGTCATCAGGCCGCACGTTTTAATGCGCGGCGCGGCAAGCTCTTCATTGTTAAGGCTTTCTTTTAAAGAATCCACCGCTATTTTGCTTCAAGCTGGAGGACTTTCTTCGGCAGCCACAGTGGCAAATGTTTTTGTTGAAAACTGTGCATCTGTTAATTTAGCAATAAGATTACTTGGTGCAGGAAGTTCAAACATTTCCATTAAACATAGCAGTAATTTTAATTTATTTATTTCAAAAACAATAGCAGGATCAAGGCTTTCTTGTTCGTACACTGGAAGTAATGAAACGCAAAGAGTGTCAAATTCTTCTTTTTACACGCAATTAACAAATTGTTTTTTCAATAACTGTTCAAAAATCACAACAACGTTGATTAATTTGAGTGCTAAATATGATGGTTGTGTCAATTGTGTAATATCTCACTCTGGCAATTACAGCAATATTGGATTTAACATAAACCCGCTTGCAACAGACAGAAATAAAGTGTTTGGTTTTGTGCCATTAAATTCTGATAGTGTTTTTCATTATAACATAGACAATCTTCCAGTATGTGAATTTACAAACAGAGACAATGCAAAAACAATTGTTCCACACATTGATGATGAAAAATTAATATTTAAAGTTTCAAATAGTGGAATACTAAACAAAATATCCGAGATAAGTAATGTTAACGATTCTCTTCCATTGTTTTCCACAAGAGATGACGTTACGCCATCATACACAAGAAACGCATCAAATTGGTTGGGGGAATCAGCGGAATTGCTTACTGGTTATAGCCCTTGGAACAGTGCTTATGGAGATGACTTTGGATGCATCGCCATAACGCCAAGGCACATTTGGTTTGCCAAGCACATTACAACATCGTTAACTGGTGCAACAATTCGCTTCATCACAAATTCAAATACAGTTGTCGAAAGAACAATTTCAAGAACAATAAATTCTCAAGTTAATTTTGATGTTGGCATAGCATTACTTAACAGTGATTTGCCAGAAAGTATTAATATTGTTAAAATTCTCCCAGCAAGTGCGTCAAAAAAATTTACAAGCGCTGTGTTTTCTTCTGGTTCTTTTTGGATTAATAAAGATAAAGAAGCACTTATTACTACCATAAGCGCATTTTCTAATAATTCTGCGTCTACTCAGATTCCATTTTCATCTTCAGACCCCAACTACGGACCAATTTATGTTTCGGGGCTTGATGGAAATCAAAGAGCTTTTTATAAAAATGTAGTAGTTGGAGATTCTGGATCTCCGTTATTTTTGCTAATAAATAATGAACCAGTTCTTGTTGGACTGGCGTTCTCCGCGCCAAATCCAGCTAATGATGAAGGCGGCGAACTGCAAGCTATTTGGGGCGGAGACATTATTGCTGGTGGTTCAAACATTCCGATTAACACATTGATAGCGAATATTGACACCGCACAAGGCATTTCTACTGGATACACAGCAACATATTTTAATGATTCCAATTTTGAAAATGTTTCTTAATCTGTTTGATTTCAACCCTTAACTAACCTACACTTTCTACTTTAATGGCAACAGGCAACGCAGAACTGGAAAACCTACCAGAGAGTGGTGGTCCCCCGAAAAAACGCATAAAGTCATCGGATAGCCTTGTGGCCATCGCTAACAAGTATATCGAACAAGATGAGGATGCGGCGTACCTTCGGGCGCGAGCGCAAGCCTTGGTCAACGGCGAAGCCCCCTACGATGCCGAAGAGCTAAAGAGCAAGGGTCTAACCCATGTGGTTAACGCCAACTTCGGGGAGGCTAACGCCATCATGGAAGCCGCCTTGGCCCCCTATATCGAACTCCAGAACGGGGTGCCGCGCATTGCCAACGTCATCATGGACTCCTACGAAGGAGACTCCAACGAGGACTCTGAGATCATCTCTGAAGAATTCGACTGGATGCTCAAAGAGTGGAGCGACCACGCCTATAACATGCAACTCCTCTCTAGGGAGTTTGTGGGTGACGGGGTTGGGGTGGCCATGTGGCCCGATGAACGCTCCATCTTCTGGGAGCCCTGTGGGCTAAAAGACTTCAAGGTGGCCCGCGACACCAAGGTTTCAGATGAGTCTATCGAAGTAGCTATTGTCCAACGCTCCATGAGTGTGAGCGAGCTTTACAACTACATCCGCAATCCTAAAGCGGCCAAAGCCCTTGGTTGGAATCTTAATGCGGTTAAGCAGGCGATTTGGAAGGCTTCAACCAAGCGAGATCAGTGGAAAAACTATACCGCTCACTGGGAAGACTTTGAGCGCGAAATCAAGGAGAACGATCTTTACGCTGGGGAGTCGGCCTACCACAGAGCCCAGTTGGTCTATGGTTATAACAAGGAGTTTGATGGTAAGTTCACCCAGCTAATTGGGAGTCGGGATTCTTCGGACTTCCTCTACGAACGCTACAGCCGCTATGGAAACGTAAATCAGTGCTTTGTTATCTTCACCTACGGAGTTGGTCAGGGGACATTCCATACCATTCGCGGACTCAAGCAGAAGATCTACAACCAGATCCAGATTTCTAACCGCGTGTTGTGCCAAGCTGCCCAAGCCGCCATCACCTCTGGTCTCATCCAGTTGCAGGGTGACGCCGAAGCCATCCAAGACTTTCAATACATTGAGGTCGGGCCTTATACGTTCATCCCTAGTGGGCTGACCCCGATCCAACTTCAACCTCCCGCAGTAGCAACTCAGGGGCTTCCTGTTTACAACCTGATGAGTCAGGTGTTGCAGAATAATACAGGTAGTTACCGCTCGCGCCAGACCACGCCCGAAGGACAGGCAAGATCGGCTACCGAAGTTGTCCAGCAGGCCCGTCAAGAATCCACGCTCAACGCCGCAGCACTGGAACTCTTTTATACTCCATATAACAAACTTCTGACCGAGCAGTATCGTAGGGCGGTAAGCCCGCTATTAACGGCAAACGATAAGGGTGGACGCCTAGCCTTAGAATTCCGCAAACGTTGTCTACGCAGGGGAGTAAGTGTGGAGCGGATGCGCCAGTTCTTGAAGGTTACAGCCTTCCGAGCCATGGGAGATGGGAGCCCCGTAATGACCGAGATGGCCTCCAAGCAGTTGATGGAGCTTTATTCCCTGATGGATGAAAAGGGCAAAGAAAACACCCTTCGTTCCGTCATCGCTGGTATCTCTGGAGTGGGTTGGCAGAAGGTCAACCTCTTCGTTTCGGAGAAGGGCCCGCGCCGTACGATTGACTTTGATATCGCTAATTTGGAAAACGGCAACCTCCGCAACGGAATCCAACAGATGGTGCATGATAGTCAAAACCACGCTGTGCATATCGAAGCCCACATTCCGCTCATGGCTGAGATTATTGAGATGCATCGTCAGCAACAAATTCCAGACGAGCAAGCCATGGCTATCCTTCGCCCTACCGCCGACCACACCACCGAACATCTGGTTCTTTTCTCAACCAACAGCTTCCGCAAACAAGAAGTCAACGAACTCAAGCGCCAGCTTCAAAACGTCACAGCTTATGTGGACGAGTTGGAACAACAGGTCATCAATCGTGCCATGGCCGAACAAAGCCAAATGCAGGAACAAGCTATGTCCCCGCAGGAGGGTGGACAGCAGCAGATTGATCCCAAGATGGAAATGGAATTCCAAAAGGCGCAACTTAAACTGGCCGAAATGCAAGAGAAGCGGATGATGAATCAAGAGACCCACGCGCAGAAGATGGAAACCATCCGTCAGCAAATGGCTCTCAATGATCTCAAGACGCGGAGTTCTATATTGGAGAAAACGGCTAGGCCCGCAGGCCGACCCCCGATGGCGACCGAAGCATAATTTTCTTCTAGACAAACCATAGATCCGCGTATAGCGGTAGTATATATCTAATGACTGAATGGACCGATCAGGACGCCCGTGAATGGAGTAAAACGTGGGCGATGCCCCATATGCAGAAAGGCTTGCGACACATTGCAAGGCGCGTTAGGCCGAAACGTTCAACAGGCCCCGTGGCCCAAGGCTTTGATCTGTCGCCCGTGTTTATCAAGAGTGCGGGTTTTTATGAGGGCTCTCAAGAGGTCATTGATCTCATTTCTATTTTGGCCGATGGTAAGGTAGAGACCAAACCCAGATTCGACTTGCCAGAACCCTTCTCCCATATAGATTTAGAAGACAAAACACAAACAGCTTAATTATTAAGCGCATCTATACAAACAAGTAACTATTAACGATACATACACTTATGGCCGATATCCTCAACTCAGCCCTCACGGGCGAAGCAGACTTTGCTGGAACCATCTTTGGTGGTAAAAACCAACCTGAAGTCAATGAAGCACCCGCAGTCGAAACCGCCACTCCAGAGCCAGCCGAAGCGCCGAAAGAAGAAGCTCCCAAAGAGGAGAAGGTCGCTCCCGTCAAAGCGGAACCCAAGGCCGAAAAGAAGCCCAAGGCCACCAAGGAAGAGACGGCCAAGGCCGTAGAGAAGATCACCGAGAGCGTTTCCAAGGAGACCAAGGACGAGACCCCGAAAGCCGAAGCTTCGGAAGACGATCTCCCTCTCAATCCCCATTTTCAAGATAAAGCTGTTTCTGATAAACCTGAAGGTGATGATTCTGAAAAGGGTATCTCAAGCTGGAAAGAGATTAAAATCGAAATGAAAAAGGCCCGTGAAGAGCGGGATCGCCTCAAGGCCGAACTGGAAGCCACCAAAGAGAAGGTCGGCAAGTATGAGGGGGAGACCGTCAAATCCCTCCAAGAAGAACTGGAAGGCTACAAGACTCGCTTGGCAGAGCTAGGCCGCGAGCTAAAGACCGCCAACTTTGAAAGAAGTCCAGAATATGTCGAAGCCATCAAAAAGCCTCTGGCGGGCCTTCAGGGCGATTTAAAGGCCATTGCAGAAGCCAATGACGCCGACTTCAGCAAACTCTGGCAAGCCCTCACCGAGCCCGATGCCCGCAAACGAATCGACTCTCTTGAAGACCTGACGGGAGACTTCAAGCGCATGGAGCAACTCTCCATCGTCAAAATGGCCGACAAATACCATGAGTTGGCCCAATACCATGAGCGGTTCCAGAAGGAGGCCGAAACCTTGGCCGAAGCCGAAAACGCCCGCAAGGCCCAGTCCGAACAAGAGTTTATTGAAAACGATCTTCGTCTCCAAAAAGCCTTCACGGCCAAAACTTGGACTAATTTGGAAGATCGTTATAACTTCCTCCAAGAAGTCGAAGGACAGGATGAGTGGAATGGCCATATCCGCAGCGCCAAGAAGAACGCCGCCGAAACCAATCTGGACCGCTTGAGCGTCGAAGACCGCAGCGCCATCCTCGCACGGGCTGCTGTAGTCCCCTTCCTTGAGAGTGCCATCAACCACTACACCACCCAAATGGAACGGGTGAACGCCGAAAAAGACGGCAAGATCAAAGAACTCCAGACTCAGCTAGAAGGCTTGGTCGGAGCCACCCCAAGCTTGGGCAAGGCCACCGAAACCGACACCAATGACGGGGATGACGAAAATCCCGACAGCCTGATGAATTTCGGAAAATCTATCTTCCGCTAAAATTCTGCTATTGACAATTTAACGCAAATGTAATAGTTTGCGCTCAAGACTTGAGTCCGAGTTGGTCGCGGACACTCTGCTGGCGAGTTAGCGCCTTCACAATTTGTAGCCGTAAATCTCTGGTCGCGGCCCAGAACTTAACCGATTTAGGGCCTAAAATCCCGAAATCAAAATCTAACCCTATTTAACTAGAAAGAAATAAAATATTATGTCAGCACCTAACGCTGCTTCAGTTACTTGCGAGAGCATTAACGACAATTTCCAGAGAGAGACTGGACGTATTGCCCTTGGCACCCATCGCTTGGGTCTTTATAAAGATCCCTACCTTCGTCTTGTTACCCAGTCGGCCTTCCCCGACAACATGGGCAAAACGATCACCAACACTATTGCTCGCCGTACCATCGCCTCTGGCAGTGGTTGGGAGTCCATCGGTGTCACTGGCGAAGCTGGTCAGGACAACTCCTGCTTGGCTCCCGTCAAGAAAGTCGGCTACGCCTTCGACCAGAAAAACTTCTCGCTCCGCCATCAGGCTGTGGAGTCGGATTGGATCTGCTTGGAAGACGTTCGTACTTCGGCTTTCCCGATTGATGATGTCAACAACTACATCAAGATCTTGGCCGACAACGTCAACGTCGAGTGGATTAAGCGTTACGACAACGACTATCTGTCCAACGTCAATATCTTGAGCGTCGAAGCTGGCTTTGACACCCAGATTGGAACTGGCGTCACCTTTAGTGGTGACAATGCCACGATCACTGGTCTCACGGCCCCGACGAGCGTTCTCACGACTGGCGTTCTGCGTCAGATCTACGACAGCCTCTACTCGGACAACGCTGGAGATGACGGCGATGCGGTCACCGATGACGGCGCTCCCGTCTTCAACGTGATGTCGGATCGTGCCACCATCGAACAGATGATCAAGATCAACGAGGACATCCGTCAGGACATCCGCTGGAGTGATCGCGTGAACGATCTGTTGGGCACCAATGGCCAGATGCTTCTTCCCAAGAAGAGCTACGCTGGTTATGTGTTCCACAGCCGTCCGTTCCCGAAACGCTTCAACGATGGCGCTGGCGGCACCCTTGTCGAAGTCCCTCCGTATATCACGGATTCGGCCTTCAAAGGCACCAAAGCTATCGTCAACCCCGCCTACAAGAATGCGAAGTACACCTCCACGGTTATCTTCCATCCGAAGGCGCTGGAGTGGCTCGTCCCGAATCCTAACCTCAAAGTCGGCAAGCTGGTCTATGATGCTCAGAACTATCGCGGAGATTTCCGCTGGATCAACGAGTATGATAAACAGTGCAATCCTGACAAGAACTCGGGTTACTGGCGGGCGAAGATGGCCTGTGCCGTCAAGCAGATCTTCCCTGAGTGGGGATACTACATTATCCACCTCCGTTGCAGCCTTGCGAACGACCTTGTTCCTTGCGCCAGCGGTAGCGGATATGGCTACTTGGTTCCCTAATAGCTAGTCTCTATTCATCAAGGCTTGCCTTGGAGTAAAATCTAAGGCAAGCTCTATGAGGAGAGAATAACTATTATGAAACTAACTATACCTGAAGGATACACCCTGCCCGAAGACGTTGCCGATGGTGACGTATTTGAGGAGCTTGTCAGTTTTCGCGTCGAGGGAGACTCCCTTGTCCCCACCATGTTGGCTGGCGTCGAGATTGCGGCTGAAGAGGCCGAAGACGAAGACG